TATTTTTGTCTGTTTCTGGTCTAACGTTTCGTTCATTCTTTTCACCTTTTAACATTTTTTGTAGCTCTGCTGTAGAACCTACGAATAAAGCATTTTTAATAGTAGCGTTAGTTTTATTTGGAACGTCTTTTAAATCTCTTAATTTCTTTTGTAAGTCTTGTAATTTATCAACCGTTTCGCCAACATTTTTAATTAATATTCCTGCCACTTCGTAAGCTCGTGGGTGTTGCCCCTCTTGAGCGATTTCTAAAATACCATCAATAGCTTTTTGTCCACGATCTATTAAACTATAATAATTTTCTCTACTATAATCGTGGTCACTATCTACTTGATTTTCTTTTTCTATTGGTACAGGAGGTTCCTTTTTTACTTCTGGTAATGTTGAAACTCCTAATATTTCAGACATCTTATCTTCTAATTTACCCATAATATTATATATCCTTTTCCTTATTCACCCTTTTGAGAAAATGTAATAGTAGTTGTAAAACCAAAATCATCATCAGCGTCTGCTGTGGTTGGATTAGGTTCTATTACTATTCTTTCTTCATAAGCTGCTGGTGCTAAATCTGTTGCTATATCCGTTACCGCTTTCTTAATTACACCTTGTTGTGTTATTGGTCCATATAAGTAAGTTTTAGCTGTAAAGTTCATAGTATATATTACTGCTCTACGTGTTTCAAAATTACCTGTATAACTATCTTCATAAGATACCGTATTTAAAATAATTGGTACGTCTCTTTTTAAACTTAATTTTGGTATCATATTAATTGTTACCGTATAATCAGGTTGAAAGAACGGTAAAATTTGTTCTACAATTTGCAAACCATTTTCTGCTGTAGATGTAAATGAATATAAATTATAACTTATATTATATGGAACAGGTGTATAGTTCCACTCTAAAGTCTTTCCATCTTTTACTTGTTTAAATTTTTGAAGTTTATTTAATTTTCTACTTGAGTCATATTCTAATCCTGAAATTTCAAATCCCATTCTAGGTAATACAATAGAAAATTCTCTACTAGTTAAATCTGGTTGTTGGTCTAATCTTACTAAAAATTTTTCTTTAGGTGCATATGCTAAAGGCACACGCATTCTTTTAGTGATAGCACCAGTACTTGATTTGGTTACTACATCTATATTATTAAATATCTGTCCAAATGCAACCGTTAATCTTCTTAAACCTTCGTTATAAAAATAATTTCCAAACATTAATTAATATCTCCAAATGGATTGCTTTCTGTAAAATCTAATATGTCGTCTTCAACGGTTTCAGTATCAAATCCACCAGCAGTATCTAAATCTAAATTGTCTGCATAAGGAGATTGTTCTTGTAATATTTCACCTTCTACAAATTCCTCATTTGTAAGGAAATTAGGTTCACCTGTTGGTTTATCTTGTTCCATTAATATTGATCCTGCTCCTGTACTTTCTTCCGTACCTATTTCTAAACTAAATCTGTAAATTAATTCATTGAGTGAATACTTATCTTCAGCTGCGTCTATAGCAGATACACCAGTATCCAATTTTTCACTTGCGTATTCCCATTTAGTAACCCTTAATTTATATACTGGTAAATTTCCTAATTGATAGAAAGGTTCCTGGTCTTCAACAAATAAAATTTCAAAAAAGGAACCCATTAAAGGCATATAGATTATATCGCCTTCTCTTGGTCTTTGTTCTGTTATTACATTGTTAGCATTGCCAACGTGGTAATCCCAAGTTCTTTTTGCAACACAAAAAGTTGTATCGTCTCTAATTTCTAATCCAAATTTGGAAACTAATTCTTGTTCGCCAGCAAAACCTTCGGTAGTCTGCATATACATTTCAACCATATATGAGTGGTCAAAACGTGAAGATACATCTTCACCTAAAACTAGGTCTCTATTTACTAAAGTTCTTGGTAAGTAATAACAATCGTGTCCGTAGATTTTTAAACTCTCTACTACAATGTCCTCGTAGAGACGTTTCTCTGCGTGGTTTCCAATGCCCTTACCACCTTGAAAGTAATGATTAACTGGCATTTTTTTATCCTATCAAAAAGTCTGGATTAACTTCGTATGTTGATCTTATTTTTGTTTCTAAATGGTCTAAATCTGTCATAGCTTCTTGGAATATTTGTTTACCATTTAGTGAAACTCCACCTATCATAGTAACCCCGTCAAATTTGGACAAATTAGTACCCCATTGTTTTTTAAATAAAGCGGTAACATATCTTTTTAAAAATATGTCGTTGTAAATATCTGTATATGTTTCTGGATCTAATACTCTATAACATTCTATAACCAAATACTCATCAAGAAATAAATCATTTTTCCAATCCATATCAATATATAATTTATTTTCGTGTTCGTTAAATCTTAATGGTTTTTCACCAACTAATATATGGTCCAAGAAATCTAAATGTCTTAAAACTATATCATAATTGATAACAGAAGTAGATGAAAAATCATAAAGGTCATTTAACCTTAATTGGTATCTAACATCAAATAAATTCATATTTGATTTATTAGAAAAAGGAAATATATTGGTAACTGATATAACAGAAGAAGGCATAATTAAATAACCATTACCTTCCGTCCAACTAGTTGTTTCGGAACCTTGCGTACCTGTTGTTGTGGGTTCTGTACCTAAAATTCTATCTTTTTCAGCTTGAGTATATTTGTATTTAAGATAAGTTCTGCTTATACCACCATAGTGATATTGACCAAAATATTGCAACGCTTCATCAATTCTATCTTCTAACTGGTCGTCATCTACGTTTATCTCAATGACAGGTTTACCCAATGCTCTTAAAGCATATTGTTTTAAATTTTCCCTTGTAGCCGGATTAGCCATATATTCTACCTCTTTGTGGTATATTTATAAGATTATTAAGTTATCTTCGGCCAAAGATTGTTTTCATTGAAGATTTTTACGTCTTCCTCTGGTAAACCTAATGATAACATAACCTTTGGAGTATGTGGATTCTGTGCCTGGTGTTCACAATAGAAATTCTGAGCCCTAATCACATCTTCTTTCTTTGAATCGGAGTTGTAATGACTAATCTTATCCAAATAACTATTCAAATTACTTACTGCCAATTCACATATCTGGTTTAATTCTTTAAACTCTCTAATATTAGCAGCCGCTATCATACCTTTACTAAAAATTTCCTTTGCCCAATCAGGCAATTCTCTTGCTTTAGTTGGTTTAAACCACTTGGTTTCTTCTATGAAATACTTTGTTAATGGGTGTTCTTTTAATAATAATGGACTGAAATCGTGAAAACAACCTGTTACCTTATTCTTACCTGCAATAACATCAAATCCATAAATTGGTCCACCATTCTCTAACATTGGAAATAAACATACGTGTGCCATCCAAAGACCTTTAGTTTCTCTGGCGTCCACTACATCTATGTGAGCACGTCTAACACTCATATTAGACCAAGTACGATTCGTCCAACCTGGTTTATTAAATTTTTCCATACCAGGTTCTTTATACTCTGTACAAGTTCTATCTAATACTTCTATAATATCTTTTTCTAATCTAATTAGTCTGTCCCAAATCATACATTTCTCCAAATAATCTTGTTGCGCTATCAAAACAATAATTAGCCTCTGCTACTATATTAACTTGATATACATTTAAATAGTTATTAACAATTTCTCTCACAATTCTTTTATATTCTTTTACCTGATTATGTTTAAACTTATAATATCTATTAGGTCCTGGTGTCTTTCTCATAATCATTTGACCACCAGATAAATCTCCTAAATGCCTAACATAGATATGTGCATATAATTTTTCTGCGTCATCCATTATTGCGTCAAGGTGTTTAATATAATCTTTTGTACTTTCAGTTATAGCAGGTGGTTCTTTACCTTTCCATAATGTTTTATAATCATAATGCAATGCTTCTGCTCTTTGCAATCCTGGTGTTTGATTAAACAAAGAATTGTGCATACCATATTTTTCTAGTGTTGAATAACATTGTAGTTGATTATAAAGATAAGTAGCATACAATTGTTCATCAATCTCACCTGACATTAATATCTTTACAAAGGCTTGTCTTTCAGCATTCTTATGTTTCTCATAAGTTAAATCTTTTATATCATATATCATTTATTATATTTTCCTGTCCATACTTTATTTCGTGTTTCTAAATCGGTGCTATCACCTTTACCCTCCAAACCAATTTGGTTTCTAACGTGTTCAGCTAATGCTTGTTCATAGTTGTCCACATATCTAGGGTCATAAGTTATTTGTTCTCCCTTGGCAACTCCTTCTTTTTCCATATCTTCATACGTTGGTAAATCGTGTATGTTAGTTGTATGTAATAACATATCAAACGCTATACTAATTCTATCTTCTTTTGTTTCATTACACTCAACACTATGTTTCATATGCGAAGGCATAACTATCATTTTTCCAGGTTTAGGTGTAAGCATAAATCTTAAACTATTCATTGAATTATAATTAAAGTTATCTCTATTTGCCCAATAAAATCTTTTCATTTCTTGTCTCATATCTGGAGACTCTACAGATAATTGACCAGAGTTTTCATTTCCTTTAACATAATATACAGCAGAGAAATCGGAGTGTACGTGTTGATGTATAGTATTATAATGTCCAGGTGCGCTAATATTAAACCATAATTCTCCAATACTTAAAGAATATTTTGATTTTAATCCATATTGATCAACATAATTCTCAACTTCTGGCATAACCATTTGGAAAAATTTATCTATAACCATTGGTGGTGTAGCAAGATTAATTAACTTACTTTGAAATCCACCTCTATTAGTTAAATTTCTTCCTTGAGATTTATTTTTAAGTTCGTAAGCATAATCTTCCAATTGTTTATTTAATTCTCCAAAGTCTTCGGAAAAATCAAATAGACCTGCAATCGTTGAAAATATTGTTTTTGTTTCTGTTTTAATCATCTAGGTATTTTGTTTCTACGTCTCCAAACTGCTTAACCAAGTCTTCATATTTAAATTGATACCAACCTGTTGTTATATACTTATGTTCAGTTGGAGATACTATTCCTTTATGCATATGTGTCCAATCTGTAGGCCAAAAAACGGTCAAACCTTTCTCT